TGCTATGTCCGCACTGCGCCTCCAGCTGGTGCAGGAATTTTTTCACGTCGCCGTTCCCGCCCATCTTTTTATACTTCTCTCCGGCGATCAGGCGCTCTGCCATTGGCATTTCTTCCGACATGATGGTCAGCCGGAGAATTGCGAGATACTGCTCGTTCTGATGCGTCTGCATCTTGTCGAGCTTTTTGTCGATCTCTGCAAGGTGTGTATCCTGCGTCGTGGCGTTGCCGCGCTTTTTCTGTATCGCGCTGACGACGGCATTGACGACCGCCGTCAGCGCGGACGAGCCGAGCACGGCGCAGACGAGGGTAACGATGATGGTCTTGGTGTCCATGTGTTCTCCTTTCTCGCCCTCGGGCGGCTGTTATTCTTCCACATCCCAAGCCTGCGGGTATTCTGCGAGACTATATGCTGTATCCTGGTTCGCTTTGGTGAACTTACCGTCTTGCACAGCCCATTCCCCTGCCTTGTACACGTCGTGCGCGCCCGTTGGGTGTACGAAATTCCGCGCCGTCTCTCGTGACGTGCCGTGGAAGGGTCTGTTGAAGGTGAACCATGCAGAGCCACCAGGAACAATGTCTGGATACACAGCATTGTCGTAATTCTGATAGCATTCCCATGGCTCACCACCTACGTTAAATACATCTCCAGTAACATGATTTCCCGGAGTCCATTCGTCGTAGAGCGCCGAACACATGATAATTTCATCTGCCGTCTTTGGCTTCTCGCCCTTCATCAAAATCCGCGTCATATTCGCCGTGGATGTCAGAAGATCATAGACAACAGGCGTTGCAACGACTGGCTGTGGGGTTGGGGCGGCAACGTTTGTGAGAAGCCATGATCCACCAGTGATTTCCTGCCGGAGATAATCGGTCGGGTCAAACGTGCGCAGCTCGAAGCCGTTGTCCGCGAAGACCACGACGGGACCGGTCAGCGCTGTCACCCCAGAAAGAGAATCGCCCGTAAACCGGACCGAGCCGGATGTGCTGTATACCCGGACGCTCGGGTAAGTGTTTTCATTGTGTGTGATGTACATAGTGCCTCCTATGCTGCGAGCATGTCGTCGGTAATGATAAAGTTGGACGGGAGAATGATTGCCGGGCGGATGCCGTAAGATGCGATTACCTTGGCACCGCCATATACGCCATCTGTTCCGACGCTACCGGCGATATCACTTCTGCTGGCGTGCGGGGAGCGTAGCCACCAGCTGTTTGCCGAACCGTTGAGGTACGCAATACGTTTGGAGGCTCCTGTTGTCCCTGCTACAAAATAGTCCAGCTTTGCTCCGTCCTCTGGTGTGGTGGTCGATGCGAGGAAACCGACTTCGAGATCCGCCAGCAAGAAAATTTTACTCAGCAACCCATTTGCACCACTCTGATCAGTGCCGCCAGACCCGCCGTTCTTGCGGTACGGAATTTTTACCTGCTTGATTGCGCTCTGTACCTCCGGGTCAAACAGACCCAGAAAGTCTCCGTTCAGGTAGCTTTGAACCGTGCTGCTTTCCAAAATGTTTGTGCCGGCGCTGTTCCACACTCGTTTCTCATAGATGTCTTTTAGCAGCAGCCATGTGCCGTTGCAGCTCGCATCGTAGATTTCCGACGGCAAGCCCTGATGCACGACCAGCCACTCCCACGGCGTACTGTTCAGGTTCAGTTTGATACTGCGCCCGATTTCCAGATCTGACAGCCTTGCCCTGTGCGGAGCAGGTCCACGTCTTAAAAACATTCCCGTGATACACACCTCCTAGAAGCAGAACGCGAATGCCACGCCATAGGCAATGCTGGCGTAGTCAGCGTACGCGAAGCCGTTGCTGTCGACCAGGCAGACACCCGTGGAGTCACTGGCATACGGCGAGCGCTCCCACCAGCGGGCTACGGAGCGGTTCCACTTCTTGCGCTTGCTGTTTCCGGCTGCGTAATAGGCGTACTGCGTGCCTTCGCCTGCCACCGAGTAGGTGGTCGAACCGAAGACTTCAACCTCGCTGAGCAAAAACAGCTTGTCCGCCGTGGTGTTGATGGTGCTGCTCTGGTTGCCCGCCGAGGTCAGCTTATTTACCTCGCGGATGCCGTTTTGTACCTCTGTCGGCATCAGGGCAAGGATGGCGGGTAGGTGTGTACTTCGCATGTCGCAGCTCGTCCATCCTCCGCTGTTGGTGTACGAGCTGTTCATGGCTTTCTTGTCCGCGTAGCAGTCGTGCAGCTGGAAGGTAAACGGGGCTTTGCCGGAGCCGTCGGAATAGTCGTCATGATTGATTCCGATAATGTCAATCAGATAGTCCGTGCCGCCGATCGTCATTGCCTTCTGATCTCCAACCTTCCACGTTGGGGGGACGATCTTTTTCTGGCAGACAGCAATGATTTGTTCCCACGTGTTGTCCGCAAAATTTGCCTCATACGGATACTTAATCCCCGTAAACCATCTAGGACTCCTTCCACTCATCCGAAGACCACCACCTTCACGGGGACATTGACCGTCGGTGCTTTGCCGATGCACTGCGCGGTCAAAGAGTTCGCGCCGGTCACATAGTTGTGAATCAAAGCAAAGCCCTCCAAAAGCGCCGCGTCCGCGTCCGGGTCCGTGCCCGAGAGAGCAACGTCCCACTGCGGGTCAATAGTGTAAGATGCTTTCAATCCCGTGATCGTGATCGTCTGCGCCTGGTAGCCGTGTGAATCCGCAGCCCAGCCCGAAGCAAGCAGCGTGCCGGTGTACTGCGCCGGTCCGCTTCCGCCTTCCAGAACTTTGCCTACCGCCTCGTCAATCTGCGCGCCGGTATATGCGCTGTTGTATGCCATACTCTCACTCCTTCATACAGAGGAATTCTTCCCCGTCTGCCGTCAGCATGGTGTCTGTTTCACCAGATGGAATAAACCCCCAGTTATCGTTCCAGCTTCCGTCCATTGCCTGTGCAAACAGGGAAATCCGGTACTCGCCATCGCCGGAGAGAAGGAAATCGTCATAGACCTCGAATGTTCGCTGTGCCCCCGCCGGGGTCTGAGAGAAGGACGCAATCAGCGCCCCTTTCCCGCGACCCCAGTCTTCCCCGGCTTTCGTCGCGCGGCACTCAAACGCCTGATACGCAACGTCCGAGGAGAACGAAACGGTGATCGAATCGAAGCCCGAGACTGCCGAAATCTTATTCCCCGTGACGGAGAATGTCAGCCCCGGCGCGCTCATTACGCCACGCTCCACGTACCGGCGGCGTTCTTGACGAACACCTTGACAATCTTCGTGCCGTCGCCGGAGGAAGCCGTCTCAAGGTCCGCACCGTTGATGGTGACGTTGATTGCGGTGTTCTTCTTGTAGCCGCCAGTCGTGCCGGACGTATTGGTCGAGCCGCCCGTGACCGGAATCTGCGTGCCTGCGGTGTTCAGGCTGCTTTCGCTCGGGACCACGCGCACGGTGTATTCCTCGAAGTCCACGTCGGACGTGAACGAGAACGCGCACACGTCGAAGCCCGTGACCTTCGAGATCTTACTCTTGTCCGGACCGGTAATGGTCACAACCGGAACTGCCGTATTGACGGTAATGGATGCAGTAACTGCTGCAGATTCGTTGCCGACATCGTCGCGGACCTTGATATGTACGGTCTTGAGTCCATCACCGGCAGGCAAAACCAGCGACTTCGATGCTGCGAAGGTTTCCCAAGACGCCGTTTCCTCGGTCTCTGCTGCCTTTGTGCCCCAGATTTTCATCTGGTATCCGGTCGTAGTGGCGTCTTCTACCGCGATGCTCGCCGTGACCGTATTGCTGGTTGCATACGTCGCACCATTGTTAAGCAGCAATGTAAGCCCAGACGGTGCTAACGTATCAAGAATTAGCTTGAAAAAACTTGCCATGTGTTAAGCCCCTTTCGTTTCACTCAGTTCAATGTACAAAAATCCGCCTGGGCGGGTATAGATAACCTCTTCGCCGACGCAGACGGTCTTCACGCCCATCTCGCCAACAAATAATTCCTTGATCTGTTCTTCGCCGATTGTAATCACGCCGTCACCCCCGTATCAGATACAGCGTCTTCTTGTCCTTCGCGGCAAGCGCGTCATATTCTGCACGGTCAATCGTCACAATCCGGTTGATGTCCGCCGAATACACATTCCCGCTGCCGCCACCCTGGTAGACCACCTTCGCCGGGGCGATCTTCATCTTGATCTCCGGCTGGGAAAGCGTCATTTTAATCATATCCCGTCTCCTTCAAGAACCGCTTTGCGTCCGTCTGCACGATTTCAGCTGCCATCGGGTTTCCGTCTCCATCCGTTAAGGCAAGCTGTAGCCTTACGGTGCTTGCTTGCAGCCGCATTGCGTCTGCATACGGGATTTTTACAAGCAGGTGCGTTTCGTCGACTACTGTAGGTTCGTACTGGAAGAAGGAACACCCCTGTCTCACATAAAACTCAAGCTTCGTCGCTTTCGTCAGGTCAGTTCCCTCTACTTCCACCGATAAAGCGTTCGCGATTTTCTGAAACACTGAATCACCCCCCTATGTTTTTGGGATTCCGACGACGTAATCCACCACGTAAGAGCCGGAAATCTTCGAAATCTTCACGCGGTCACCCGCCTTGAACGAAATCGACGTGTTGCATTTGTAATGCTTTTCGCTTGCCGTCGTGCTGCCGTCAAAAATCAGGCTCAAACCGTCGGAATACACCGCGCCGACCGTCGCAAGGTCAAATGTCGGTGCTGTTACCTTCTTTTCTTTCTGCGTCGATAAGCCCGGAATCATGCAATCACCGTCCTTTTCGCTGTGTGTTTCATCAACTCTCCCGCTCCAAGCGTGATGCTCCAAGCGGTTTCCTCATAGATTCCGCCGATATCCGGATGGTCAATGGAGATCGCGTCCCCGATGCCGTGATTTCCCTCAGAAAATGTCTCGAAACTGATTGTTTTTACCGTCTGCTGCGACTCGCTCATCAGCCGGTTCGCGATGGTCTGCAATTCGTCCTGAGATGCAACATTGTCGACCTTCGTCACCTGAACGATTCGCATATTCCGTTTGAATGTCGAGGTCGCGGACGACGGCGATTCGTTTACCGCCGTCGCCACAAGTGCCTCTTCCAAGTCCGGATTCGAGCAGACGCACACAAAAACATTCGGAGTGGAAAAGATGTCCGTTTCCTCCGAAGCGTCTGCCGAAATCGGTCTCAGAATCTCCGTCCCGCCGTATCGGTGCTTGATGTTTGCCGCAAGCGCCCGTGTATACGGCTCGATATGGGCGATACCATGCACGTCGAACCACACAGGCTTGTAGTTGATCTCCGCCAGAAGGTCATTGCAGATCGTCAGATAATCTGTTCCAATCTCCCAGTCCTCGCGGTCTGTGGCAAGCGTTGCCGCAGAAGCTGTCGTGATAGCCAGTGCCACGCCGCACGTTGTCAAAATCTGCTGAACGACCGTCAAGTAAGACGTGCCCTTTGCATAATGCACCCGCGTCTGCGTTTTGTTGCTTTTGAGCAGCCAGCACCGGTCATACGCCTCTACCTTGACCGTCTTCCCGTATTTTGTGACCGCTGTAGTCACCGTCGCGGCGCGGAACACCCCGAGGGGATATTCCGTGCCGTCCACGGTCAAAATCGGTTGAATTTCGTCTGACAGCAGGTCTACAATGGGACTCACGTAAAACTCTCCGGAAAAGCTCGACTTGATCTCGCCGGACGCATCGAAATAAACCGTTGGGTCATTTCCCGCCGCCCACGAAAGCGCCGATACCTCGCCGCCTTTCCGAAGAACCGCCACGCGGTAGGATACGTCACGAATCAATGTCGATCACCTCCGCGTAGTCGATCTGCTGAATCGAGAAGTTGACAACGGATTTGTCCGGGTCTACTCTCGACGTGTCGCTCGTCTCGTTCAGATAGCCGATGACCATCTCGCCGGACTGCGTTTTCAGGCACACCAATTCGCCAATCAGCGCGTCAAATCCCGCCTTGTCTTCGTCCGGAAGGAAAACCGCCGTGCCGCCGACCTTCTTTGTCACAAACTCGCTTCTTTCCGCGTGCGGGTACGTGCTGCCATACATGAAAATGTACTGAATATCGCGGTTGATCGCGTTCTGTACCGGCTGATTCTTGAGTCCGCAATGCTTGAGCGTCACTTTCTTCCCGGACGCGATGCCGTAGAGCGTCACATACTGTCCGGTCGTGATCGTTACCGTGACCGCGCTAGACAAACCGTAGTTGCTCGAATCCGCGTAGCAGCCGCGCACCTGGTACGTTGTGCTGCCGGAGGACAGTTCGTCGGTGTACTGCGTCTGGGTGAGCTTTGCGATCGGCTTGCCATTCCGGTACACGAGATAAAAGTCATAGCTCCCGGAGGTCTGCCAACTGAGATCCGCGACGCTCGATGCCTGCACGGTAAGCGATATACTCGCGCCCGGCGTGTTCGTCACAGGCAGAGCCGCCGTGCCCCAGTCTGACCACATGCCGTACTGGTTCTGCACACGCACACGCACCGTGTGACTGCCGTCCGCGAGATATGCCGGGCTTGTCCACGTTTTGTCCGTGCCGTAGTGCGTGCCGCCGGAAAGCTTTCCGTCCAGCTCCACCTGGTACGCCTCCTGCTCGGAGGTCTGCCAGCTGATGGATGGGCGCGGACCCGTGCTCTTGATCTGGATGCTCGGAGCCGTCGGCGCTGCAATCACAACGATCTGTGCCGCATCGCTCCATTCGCCCGCAACGCCGTCGGCGTTGTAGGTGCGCACGCGCCAGTATTTGATGCTGGATGTGAGCGTCCCCGCCGGGCACGTCCACTGCCGCGCTGAGCCATTCACGGTTGCAAGCGTCTGCCATGTACTACCATCGGTGCTCTTTTGCAGGTCTGCCTTGCTCTGCGCTGTTCCGGTTGAGATCGAGTGCTGCCACTGGAACAGTACGTCCTTTGAGCCGTCGATCACCGTATCAACCGGGCTCAGAGGCGCGGCGGTCGGCGTTGCGTCTGCGGTCGAGAGCGTCACCCAGTCGGATGTTGTGACCACACCGCTGTTCGCCGTGACGGCAACCTGCCACTGAATGCTCGTCGTGCCAGCGAAGGTGTTGGCAGGGACAGTAACGCTCTGCGAATTGCCGGAGACATTGATCGTGTGGATTGTTCCGCTAGTTCCAGAGCGCCAGCGGAAGACGGCAGAGGCTTGTTCCAGCGCAGCTAAGCACAATCCTTCGTCAGTAACATCCCACGAAAAAATATTCGCCTCCGCTTTGACGATGGAGCCTAAAGATGGCGAAACTTCGTTGATTGCAAGCCCACAGGTCGTCGTCTCATCGATAAAAATGCGGAGATAGGGTCTGTTTGCTCCAAGAGTTGTGATTTCATACCGGTCAAATCCATATTTTCTCTCTATCGATATTCCGGTTTTTGGAGCCAACATGATATCCTCATTCACACGCGTCCCCCAACAAGGAACATCTGTTGGTCTTACCCCGATGTCGCCTTTGTATGCCACATCAGACTGCCTTGTTTTGTAGGTTATTGTCTTTGCGTCAAATGTGCTGGTCAAGAGCCCCACGTTGAATGCACTATCGAGTGAAACAGAAGAGTCGTCGTCTGGCAGTGGTCCTTGCACATATATTAGTAAACTTGGACTCAAAATTGGATACGTGCCAGTGCGGTATACTTTCTTAAATTGATTTCCATTTACAGGCAAATCGAACTTAAGATACAGAATGTCATGATATTCTAGAGCCGCCGGATTTGACATATGATCATTAACGCTCTGCTGGGCGTATTTCAGGATGGCAAAGTCAGATGCGTATACTTTGATTTCAGTTGCCACCTCACGTCACCCCCATTCTGGCTACTCTGCGCTGGTTCTTCATGCGGCGGATGAAGTCGTCGATCTCGCGGATTTCATTTGCCTGCACGATAAAGTTGTAGGTATCGCCGCCGGAGAGGCTGCGCCCTTCCTGATTGGCGCCGATGAAGTTTTCGCTTCTCATGCAGATACCCCCATCCGCGAAGTCAAACGCTCATTCTCTGTGATTCGGATGATGTCGTTAAACTGCTTCACCCGGTCGGCATTGATGTTGTAATAATTGTTCGTCGTGCCTGCTCCGGAGAGTGCCGGAAGATGACCGAAGGAAGACATTCCAAAGGTCATCGTGCCGAAATCGAGTTGGCTTTGAATCCCTCGCTTGACATTTGAGAATTCTTTGTCAAAGCCCTGCCCGAGTCCTTCCGCCATATATCCGCCAATACCGGCGAAGACCTTAGACGGGGACGCGATGCCGAGGAAGCTTTTCACACCGTCTACAAGCCCCGTGAAGACGTTTTCAACCGTCTGCTTGAAACTGTTCCACATATTCACGAAACCGTTTTTTATGCCCTCGACAATGTTCTTGCCGATGCTTCCCCAGTCAAACGAAAGGAATGTGTCCACGATAGACCGAATCAACTGTGGAATGACCATAACGATATCCGGAATCGCTTCAATCAAGCCAGTTGCCAGCGCCGCAATGATTTTGGGGCCTGCCATGATGATCTCCGGCAGATTGTCGATAATGCCCTGCACGATGCCGAGAATCAGGTTCGGAATCGCCGCGATCAGCTCCGGCAGAGCCTTGATAAGCCCATCTGCAAGCGCCATTGTGATTTCCACGCCTGCTTCAAGAATTTTCGGCATATTTGCAATGATTGCCGTGACAAGGTTCGTGATAACGTCCGGAACTGCTGCAATCAGTTTTGGAGTCGCATCTACAAGCCCATCAACGAGAGCCAGAATGATAGCAAGCGCTGCGTCAATCAGGTTCCCGAGGTTTTCCGGACTGGTCAAAACCTCTACGATTTCAATAATTGCATCCGTTGCGGCGGGAATCAGCTGCGGGAGCGCGTCTGCAATACCCTGTGCAAGCGATACAATGACATCAATGCCAGTCTGTGTGATCTGCGGCAAAAGCTCAATGAGAGCCGGAACGAGCGTGTTGATGACCGTCGGCGCAACGTCCGCCAAAACCGACAGCACGGACGGCAAAGCCGCCATAAGACCGGTTACAAGGTTTGTAGCGCCTTCTACAAGAGACGGCAGTACCGTTCCCAGAATCGCCGGTAACTGTTCGCTTACCGTTCCGATAAGGGACGTTGTCGCTTCGACGATACGCGGCAAAAGCTCCTGAATCCGAGGAATCAGATTGTTCCCCGCGATGACCACAGAATCCGTAAAGTTTCCTACCAAAACGCCCAAATCTTGGTCAGGGTCCGCCATTCCGGTCACAAGGTTATGCCATGCGGATTTCATCATACCGAACGAGCCCTGAATCGTGCTTGCCGCTTCCTCTGCCGTCGTGCCCGTGATGCCCATTTCCGTCTGCACCACGTGGATAGCATCTACGATGTCCGCATAGCTTGAAATATCGTACTTGATGCCGGAAATCTTCTCTGCGTCCGCAAGCAGCCGCTCCATTTCCGCCTGCGTTCCGCCGTAGCCAAGTTTTAAGTTGTCCAGCATTGTATAGTTCGATTTCGCAAAGCCTTGATAAGCATTTTGGATGGATGTCATGTCCGTGCCCATCTTGTTTGCGTTATCGGACATATCGGTAATTGCCAAGTTCGCCTTGTCCGCTGCCGCGCTTGTGTCTCCATCGAGAGATTGCAGCAGAGAGGCCGAGAAGCTCGTTACCGTCTCCATATATTCATTTGCGGACAGGCCAGCGGTCTTATATGCGTTGTTCGCATAATCCATAACCTGATCTTGGCTGTCCTTGAAAAGCGTTTCCACACCGCCCACAAGCTGTTCATAGTCAGCGTAAGCGGCAACCGCTTTTGTCCCGAGCGCTCCGATTGCAGTAGCGCCAGCTGCGACACCCGCAACAGCTACTTTCCCAGCCGTCGCAAGTCCGGATTTCAGTTTTTCCCCGAGTCCGGATGTTTTCTGCCCAACTTCATCAATGCCCTTATTCGCTTCGGTTGTATCCGCACCGATTTTTACAAAAAGTTCAAATAGATTCATGCTTCACCACCAGTCCGCACCGCTTAATAACCTCGGCGGTGATTTCTTCGCAGGTTCGGTTGTCCTGCGGCTTCGGGTCTATCAGGTCGGAATATTTCGCCTGAACAAAGCTGCCGCCCGCGAATTTCGCTGTGTTTTCCGTCATTGTGCGCAAACACTCCGTCGTATAAATGCGGAAGGCTGATTCCTCCTGCTGCCGCTTTACCAAAATCGGCAAAAGGCGAATCAGCCCTCCCACGCTTATCTTTGGAGCTGCCAGAAGCGCAAGCGTTACGCTTTCGCCTCCGACGCGCACGATTTGAAAAAATCCAGCATATCCTTGTCCCTGACGATCTCCTGAATCTGCCGCATGGTCTTAATAAGACTCTGCTTTTTGATCGCCTCGACGGTCGTTTCGTTGACCGCAGCCAGAATACCAAGTGTGTCCTCTCTGTGCTTTTTCAGGATCAGCGGAATCCACTGCCCGATCTTCTGCGCACCGATCGCGTATTTTTCACCGGCTGTCTGAGGCTTCTCTGCGTCAATCTGTGCTTTCAGACTCTCCCGCAGCTCATCGTCCGTCAGGATGTTGAGCGCGTACACGCTGACCTCGCAAAGAACGTCAGCCGCCCTATCCGTGCTAAGTTCCGAAAATTTCATACTTTCTTCTCCTTACGTTTCAGCCGTACCTGCTTTGATATAAACCTCATACGGCACAACGTCCTGCTTCGACATCGAATAGTGCGCCGTGTACTCAAACGCCATCTGTCCCTTGTTTTTGTCCGCTGTTTTCAGCTGGAATCCGCCGGTCGACAGCGCGTTCATAAGACGAATAGCAATGAAACCACCGTTTGTCGCACCGTTCTTGTCGGAATAATCACCCACAAGCCAGATGTCCGCAAAGTCAGCCGCCGAAAGATCGCGCCGAGGAACAACCTTCGTCGTATCTGTGCCGTCGATGTCGGCCGCCGCCATAAGAGATTTCGCGGAGGCGGTCGTAGCCGTTACGTATGTACCAGCAAGCTTCACTTCGACATCGTCCATCCGCTTCATTTCCATTGTGTTCTTGGGGCAATTGTCCACATCCGAGCCGTAGTCGGAATACGTCGGTGTCGCGGAAAATGTAACGCCGCCGGTAGTTGCACCGATCTGGTTCTCCGGTTCAAACGTTCCGGTTGCAGGCGTAAATTCGCTCAAAACAACGCCAGCGTTGATTTGCAGCTGCTTAAACGTATCCGCCGGAATTTTTGTAAATTTCGCCATGAAATCAGTCCTTTCAGTTCGCGGTAATGTATTCGACCGTTACGTTCAAATACCGCCGCTTGATGTATTTGTCGGAATCGTCCGCGATGTTCTGGCACCACGGCGTTCCGCGCTTAATCCAAATTGCGCCGCCGTCGCACGGGACGAACACGCCACCCAAGCCAATCGCGTCCGAAATTTCCTGTGCTTTGGCATTCGGTTCTGCTTCCTTTTCCGTGTAGTACCACAGATTCACCGTAAGCCCGATTTCTCCGCTGTCCCACGCGCCCGTGATGAGTTCATACGTGAGCCACGGGAAAACAGCATCGTCCGGCACGCTGGACGTCGAATAGGCTGTCAGGAACTGCGAAAACCATTCTTGTAGAGCCTGTCCTTTTGTCATGCCGGTAACGCCTTCTTTTCTGCCGTGAAATACTTGAGATCGAAGCTGGCCGAGCGCGGGGTTTTCTTTGCCATCGGCTCCGATGTTACACGGTACGTCTCGCCGGTCGTTTTATCCCGGAAGAAGTCGTTATACTCAATCGGGACGCTTTGCTGAACCAAAACCGAGTAAACGCTTGTCACGCCTTCTTTTTCAGCTCTCCTTGCCTCCATCGACGTATCAAGTGCCTGATAGTTGTAAAACTCTGCGCCTTCCGCCCACGTCGTGATATAGCCGCTCTCGCCGTCCGGCACGCGGCTTTTGTCCAAGAGGACACACGGTCTTGCAAAATCGTCAAGTAAGCTCATATCTTCCTCCATTGGTTCAGGCGCGACTTAAAAACAGACTGCCATGTTACCATTCCAGCGCCGGTTGTAGACCCGCTCGTCGATTTCGAATAGCTGTACCCGCCGAAACTCTCCGACGTGTACGGGCTCGCGGCGATGTCTCCGTTCTTTTCCTGCCACGCCTTGATTTCCTCTTCCAAGCAGAGAAGTGCGGGAGGAACAGACATCGGCCAGATAGAGCCGTCAAATGTCTCGTCTGCCATCGCGTAATCCGGGTATTGGTGAACTCCGTCGTTGAAAACAGAGCCAACCACACGGAAAAACTGTCCGTTTTGCAAAAACGGCAGTGTGATGCTGCCGTTTTCGATCGTGTACGTACCACTGATTCTGTCAGTCTCGAACCAGTTCCGAAGCACGCCACATAATTCAGTCAGCATCACACCGCCACCTCCATTACTTCGCCGTTACCGTCGCATTGCCAGCCTTCTGCGCCTTATAAGTCGCGTCAGCCTCAACGACTGTAATCTTCTTGCCCGTCGCTGCCGTGATATCGGACTTGCCGTCCCACGTCGACCACGTTCTGACATTCTGACCATAGGTCACAGTCTCAGCCGAATCGCCTACCTTGTACTTGTAGACATTCCCAGACGTTTCCTTCGCCGGGTTGACTGTGATCTTCGTGTCGCCGGTTGCGGTTCCAGCTGCCGAAGTAACGGTCAGTGTGCCGAGCGACGGGGTCTCGTCAATGTCAGCAACGGCAATGCCGTCCTGATACTCCGCGAACAGGGTCATTCCCATGATCGCAAAGGACTCGGAGACCGCCGTGGAGTAGTTGCCCTGCACGTGGAAACCAACCAGGTTCGTTTCGCCATCAGTTCTGTAGTCAAGACCGGCACGGGCGAAATCGCTGTCAGCCGGATCGATGTAGTACAGAACGATGTTCTCGACCGGAGTCGCAATAACACGACCACGCTTGATTTCTTCGTCAGACAGCAGGAACACGGTGCTGTAGCCCATGAAGTTCTTGATGTACTGGAAGCCGAACTCAGTCTGGATAGTGATATCGGCGCCGCCGAGGTAGTCATACAAGTCCATGACGTTCACAAAGCCGACAACGTTTGTCGCGGTTCTGTGCATCTGCTTGAACTTGTTGATAACAGCACCCTTCGCCATCGCAAGCGCACGCTGCCAGTTGGTTTCGCTGACGCTCAGAAGACCGGTATTCAGGTAGTCGTAGAACCGGTTCGTGACGTTGGTCTGAAGCTCATACAGGAAAACTTCGTCGGTCAGCGCGACTGCGACGTCATATCCGTATTCCTTGATTGCCTCGATGGAGACCGCCTTCGCGTACTTTTCGACGTTGATGTTCGCATAGTCCTTCTCAACGACCGTCGCTTTGGAGTAGGGAATCTCTTCACCCTCGCCGACGCTCTGCGCGAGCGTCACGCTTGCAGTCTTGGATTTCAGGACGGTGCCCGGCTGCTTTTTGATGGGGCGCATAATTCCGAGAATGTCGCGCAGGTGTTGCCAGTTCCGCGCAAAGCGGGTTACAAAATCGATTTCACGAGCGGTTACCTGAACGTCGCTCGTCATGGTCAGGTTGTTTTTTGCTGCCATATTATTCTTCCTTTCCGAACAAATTGAGATTTGCGGCAATTGCTGCCTGCCGTTCAGACGCATCCCTAATTTTAAAGATGTCGTCCCGGCTCATAGCGCCGCCGTTGTTTGCGGGCGGGTCTTTGGTGTCCGCGCCCTTCTGTTTCGTGGTAACAACGAAATCTGCCCACTCTTCCTTGATGGACTTCTTCAAATCATCGGCGTTCTTGATCTTGCCGTCTTCCAATTCAACCGAAGAAAGATCGGTGACCTTTAAAACCGAATCAATGCGCTTTTCGCTGATACCCGCAGACTTCAAAAGTTCCCGATACGCGGATTCCTTCGCGCTCTTGGTTTCCTTCTGCATCTGCTCTCTTTTGTAGTCATCAAATTCCTTTTTGACCTTGTCGTGCTTATCCTTCCAGCCATCGTCGCCTTTGGCTTTCAGGTTTTCCAGCTCCGCCTGTACTCCGGGGAGCTTTTCAGCGTCTGCCTTATACCGCGCGAGATCGCTTTTCAGCCCGTCTACGGTATCGGTGTGCGCCTCAATGATAGTGTCCATCTGCTCTTCCGTCAGCCCCATGCCCTTTAGGAGCTTCCTTGTTAATGCCATGTTCTATCTCCCTTTCCCTTGTCGGCGGTTCTTTGCCGCGACAGAACAAAAAAATGTGGCAACAGTCGTTTCTTCACTGTTACCACATTTATACCGCATATTTTAGGCTCTCTTACGCAAACTTTCAGCCATTTTTCAATTCATCCTCTACGATCTGCCGGTATTCGGATGCATGGTCAGCCGCTGCGGGCTTCAAATATGGCTGTGCTTTATTGCCTGCCGTCCAGTGCCAGTTCCCATTTGCGTCCTGATACGCCCACGGCGTAGGTCTCCCGCCCGGATAATACTTACCGGTTCCGAGTTCGACGTATGCGGCATATTCCGTGTCACTTCCGATGTATGCAGCCGGTTCCCCTTCATCTACGCGGTGCGTGATACTGTTCCTCAGATTGCCGGTGTCCACCGGGCAAAGCCGCTTCGCATACTTTTCAGCCGTCATGCCGATCTTTTCGAGGGCACGAATCAGCGCGTCGTGCATAGCGGACTTCACTTCTTCCGAATTGTCGATAAATTCAACGTTCACTCGCTATCCTCCCATAATGCAAGAAAGAGGGCTATCCGAAGACAGCCCTCAAAAGAATGTTGGTTCTCTGGCGGGTGTGCCTGTCCCCGCATCTCTTGCTAACCTTCCTTGTAAGCTTGATAGACTTCCGAGAAAGGTGTGTAGCGACACTAAATCTCTACCTCAGAGAACCATTCTATTCTACTTCAAGTATAGCCCTGTTATTCTGTTTTGTAAAGTATTTTTTTGTTTCTCAAATACTTTTTGAATTTTTTCTCGCTGATCTTCAAAAATGTAATAACAGAATTCTTTTTGTGTTCTTCATCTCCTATTACCGCAAGTTTCAAGATCAACCGGAAGTGCTCATTGGGTTCTAGGAACTCATGTAATATGACTGCCGTATTTGGGACTGGATCGTCGAGAATATATTGCGGTTTTTCCAGCATCTCGCCTATGTAGTGTGCATAACGCTCATAGTCATTTGGATGATGATCCATAATGTGCTTTATTCGCTCATCCGATATAATCACTTCATCGGTTCGTATGGCGGAAGACACCACGCTATATGTATCTCTATCGATTCGACCAATCGTTTGCACACCTTCGCCGCCCTTGCCAAGTTTTCTTTTTATTGTAGCAGAATCTACGGCGTTTGCAACTTTATTTATTTTTTGCTTCCACCCTGCCCACTCGGCATAAGTCATATTTTCAATAAGCTCATTTTGCCCTGTCTCAGGATTTCTGGCTCGGCGCTGTCCTCTGGAAGTGTCAATGCCCTCTATCACGGATACCAGCGTGCAGCGGCAGTTGTATATTTCTTCCGGTCTTCCTTGCGGGTCTCCTGGGAAACGGCAACCATTAGAAAACTTCTTGTCGTTGTCCACAACCTCACCATCGAGCATCGCGTGAGAATGGCGCGTCCTTCCGTCCAGCGTCGCCATCCACTCTTTGCGGCATTTAATCCCCATCTTTTCAGCCGCAAAATAAGAATCCATCCGTCCGGCGTTCTGCGCGCCAGTGACTGCCGTTCGAGCTGTCCGGGTAGCGGAATCGCGGTTCATGGTGACAATTCTGGATTGTAGATCATCTGCCATGTGCTTAATGCTCTTGCCCTGCAAAATGGAGCTTGTGACGCTGGCTGTGATCTGCTTTTTGCCCCATGCAAGATCAATTCCGCGCTTTAACGCTCTTTTCGGCGGGTAATACGGCATAAGCTCCGGCTGTTCCACAATCAAGCGCTTTACAGTCTGTTCGTCCCATAAGTCAAATCCGACATCGCCGGTCAATTGTTCAATGGTGTACGCCGCGAAATTCCGATTCAAACTGTAAATTCCCGGCGTTGCATCGTTGACATACGCGACAGCAGCAGCGTTTGTATTTGTCATGCGCTCTGCAACCTTATCCCGTAGCGCCTCAAAGCGCTTTCCACGCCCGATCTGCGCAAGCCGCCATTGCTTGTATTGTTCCTCGGTGATATCGCCAGCGTCCAGCCGTTCCTTTTCGGAAGCGTCACGGTCTGCGAACTTTGCGAAATACTCCTTGATGATATCCGTCAGACCGTCATACGCTTCTTTGTAAGAATCGTATATCCGCTTTTCGAGCGCCTTTAACTCTTTTTCGGTGAGGTCGTATCCCTTATCAGGTCTCATCGTTCACCATCTCCGGCGGCTCGAAGCTGCGCTCAATATCCTCTGCCGCTTTTCTTTTCAGAATTTCGGCGACTTCTTCCTGCGTCAGCCACGGGAGCTTGTTCAAAATTGTCTCATCATCGAGGTAGTTTGCCGCAAGAAGCACCATCTGCGTTTGTTCCAGCTGATTTGTTACCTTAGAGCGAGTAAAAGATGGCTCATCCTCAATCCCAACGATTTCGAAAAGCGCCTGTAAGAAATCAATTACGCAGTATTCGAATTGATCGACCTTGTTATCCATCGACTGATATGCCGCAGTGATCTCCGTCGCTGTTTTCTGCCCGCCTTGTAGTTTTGTAACGTCCAACATCTGAAAATCTCGGTACAGATCGTCGCTGATTCTGGAAAGAAGCGCTTCCCGAGCTTCAACCGGGATTGTGAGCGTATGAGCCTCCGCCTTCGCGCCGTCATCGTCCACAAGACCCACGCCAATTCGCCGCATGGACTCTTTGAACCGTGCCATATCGATCTCGTCCATGCCGCCAGCATTGGAGATCGTCCAGTAAATAACGGATGCATCATCAACCGTATTTGCAAAGCCGGATTTGATCAAATCGTAGCAGTCAATCGCCTCGCGCTGTCCGACCAGTTCAGACTGCTTTGCGCGGTTCCCGTACATGGGAATAATAGGGAAGCCCGGATAATTCTGATACGCCAGAAGTTCAGTCCCGTCAATCTCAGAAGTCGCTTCCACAGCCACATAGCCGCGCTTCGGCTCCAAGATCATCATTTCTTCTCCGCTCCGTCGGATGTACTGTGTAAATCCGTCAGGTTCGAAGAGCGTAGCACGCAGCGGCTTGCTTGTGCATACTTGCCAGAAACGAATGCCCGACCGAAGCGCTCCGTTTTCTTCATCCAGAAGTGGAACAAATTCTGTCACATCAAACACTTCAAGGTGATCGAGATTCCAGAAACCATAGGAAACGCCGCCGACAAGCGCGTCGTGTGCTGCGTCTTGGAGCCGTGTGTCAAACCCAGCGCCCAACTTCGCTTTGTTTTCCTCTTTTTTCAGTGTCACGCCGTTCCCAAGCAAATACTGCGTTTCCTGCGTGATGAAATTTGCAAAGAAATTGCTCCGAAGCTTATAGTTCGGACTGTAGTTGTCCGGAATGACTTTCCCGTTGAGTGTATAAAGCAGCTTTTGAAAATTAGCAATCGTCACATTCCGATGCGCGTCATACTCCTTCGCAATAACCGCCTGTTTGTATAAATCCGAGTCTTTGTGATTATTTATCGCGGACAGAACAAATTCCATCCGTTCCCGGTCAGACTTTTCCGCAACCTCTAAAAAATCCTGATATGTTTTCATCTTTTACCTCACCGCGCCAGTTCCGGCACAAATCTGTGTTCTTTGAAGTGCTTTTTCAAGACCGTCATCACCATGTACCTGATTTCGTCCATAGCGTGGTCGTTTTCCTTCACGACGCGGTCAGATTCTGCTTTTTCGTCCCACCTGTAAAGACCGAATTCGCGGATGGCGTCCTCGCAGCTCTCATGGATTTTGAGCTTCCCGGACGCGATCATCTCAGCCGTTGTCTGTATGCCGGTCAGTACATCATTCACAGCCCCGCGAACTTTGAACTCATGGTGTTTCTTTGCGGTGGTAATAAAAGCGTCCGCCGACGGGTCTACAATCAGGCATTTTATATCCCTCCCGCCCGCGAGGCGCTTGACCTCTGAATAATACTCTTCCGGCGTTTTTTCTTTCCGTTCTTCTCGCCCGCAGTAATAATACTCTCCGATTCGCACCGCTTCTGTTTTTGTCACACACCACAAGCCAGCCGAAAATGGGTTGTGTGTGCCGTAGTCAATGGAAATGTAGTAATCGCCGGTGTCCGGTATGTCCTGCACGATGCAGGAATCGCCGAACATAGGGTATACAAGTCCTTCTGCCAGCGTCCATTTTCCAAGAATGTATCTATCGTAGAAAACCGTTCCGGCATATTCCTTCTTTAGGTTTTCTACGAAGGAAGGAGGCAAGAACGGATTATCATCAATTGTATAAACTTGGCTGAAAATATCTGCATTGCTGTCCAAGAACTTTTTCAGCCAATGGTTCGGATATTGCGGGTTATACGTTCCGTCAAAGCAGGAATACTCTTTATCAAGTCGACTTTTTAGAAGTGCAAAGACTTCTTCCGACCAATCTGCAACCTCGTCACCGTAGCAATACTTGATTGACGCACCGCGGATTTTCGAGACCTGAGATACCTTTTCCGCACCGAGGCAATAGCACTTCTCGCCAAATATCCAAGCAGTGTTATCGCTTGATATCGTTCCTACCAGCTTATCGCCGTAAAGATTTCGCATCGGCTCGAGCACGTTTCGCTCGATTGTGGATTTTGTGACACCGAGGATGACGGCAAGCCCATCTTTACCGGCACGCTCCCGAATACGAAGTGGGATAATCCATTTAAAATCAAGATACGTCTTCCCACTTCGAGTTGCTCCGCCCTTAAAGTTCCAGCGGTGATTCGCGTACCTCGCAAATTCAAGTTGTTTCTGACTTAACAGCATCTCTAAACTCCCTAATCAGCCCATCCAGCTTATTCAGGCTGTCATTGCTGCTGGCCGTGTTCTTCGTTGCCTTGTCAACGATAATACCAAATGATGTCGCGATCTGGCTCAGCGTCGCTGTAGAGATTTTTTCTGGGTCAGTCAGCGCTTTCAGGTGCAAAACGATAGCTTCCTGCATCGCGCCTTTCTGCGATTCCATGAAAGCCAGCATCTCAGCCGTGTTTTCCTCTTTTTTCTGCTGTACTTTTTCGCTGATATCTGGTGATGCGTCAACAATTCTCTTCACAGTCTGGTGCGTGATGCCATGCTTCTTCGCAACAGCGTTGTACGACTGCATTTCTACCCAGTCGGCAACTATTTTCTTTTTTTGCCGATCTGTCAACCTCGCAGCCATAATCACCACCTCGAAACAGTTATCCTTTTCGCGCTCCACCGGATTGCGGTTTCCGGTGGAGCTAAGAAAAAGGAGGTTCCGCAGTACGCTGCGTAGCCGTTGAAAAGGATGAAAGCGCAGAGGATACACCTCTACGCTCTCAACGATACACTATGTTTAAGGCTCTCTTACGCAAACTTTTGAATATAAACCACGTTTTTCTGCCACTAAGTAGATGAACTGCCTATGCCATTCTTGAGCGGTACGCTCCGAAACATATACCACCATAGCAGCGCCCTGTAAGGTGTGTGTACGCTTCCAGAGAACCAAATCTATGAGCCGGATGCGTTCCGCCCCGTCGATAAGCTGTTTTGTTTCTTCAATGGCATCCTCGACGGCGGAGAACTCACCTTCTGTCAGCCTCCGCTTCTTTTTGTCGGCAATATGCCTATCAACCTCATAGACGCGAATCATCCGCTTTACATATGACCACCAGACGCAGCGCGGTTTGCTCACCGTATCAGCCCCCTTACTCTGTTCCACCCAATATTTTCTTGATATCCTCTGCATTGATTTTGACAATATCCATTACAACGTCGCTCATAATGTTAGCGGCAAAAATAGCTTTGTCTTGCCCTGTCGCGTTGAAATATCCCGTCTTCGTTGTCCCATCTTCAGCAGACGCAACAATGCAGATCGACGATGGTTTGAACTCCAGCACAGTTTTCAGGGATTCTTCCAGCCAAGTGGAGTATTCCTGTTTTGTAATATCCCCCATCATCTGCCCGAACTTCCAAATCCATTGTCCCCGCGTTCCGTCTCCTCGAGCGAGCTGACCACTTCCAGCTCCGGCAGGATGCAGGGCAGTATAACAAGCTGCGAGATCTTATCGCCCCTACAGACCTTGTAGGGCTTGCTTCCGTGGTTGTATAGCTTGACCATGATGCTTCCGGTGTAGCCGACGTCTATGACCCCTTCGCTTGTGATTCCGTGCTTGACATTCAGACCGCTTTTGCTCTTGAGAAATCCCACGGTGTTTTTCGGCAGCTGGACATGCACGCCTGTATCAAACAATTCGCTTTCTCCGGGGTAGATGTAAACGTCGTCGTTCGCGGAATACAGATCAAGCCCCGCGTCATATTCATGTGCCCTTGTGGGCATGATCGCCCACGGTTCCAAAACAACCTTCATTTCCGCTTTTCCTCCAAGATGTCTTTCAGACACGCACACAGAAAAGCTCCGTTTGTCATCACGTGCCACAGCGACGGCAGGCCAGATTCCTCGTCAATGTGCGTCGGATCTTCCCAAATCGCGAGGACGTGCCTTAAAAGCGCTTCGTGCCATCTCTCCGGCGCGATACGCCGCCAGTCCTCAGCCTCGCCGTATTTGTTAAAACCGTACATGCGCGTTTCCAGGACCGCAAGTATGGCTTCTACGGGGACGGTGGACGGTCGAGGTTTGTTGTCGTCGTATTTTGCTCCCTTAATCTTTTCCAAGTCTGCGTCCCTCCATTTCAAAACGCTCCATGTACTCCGATTTATCGATTTCCAGCCACTTCCCGTTGGACTCCTTGAAAAAGCGGCTTACTTCCTTTCTTTTCCCATCCGGTGTCTCAGCGCTCCAAATTGCCATTGTATCGTAGTCGCCTAATTTGGGGTCTACCAATACCGTCGTCCGGTGGGCAATAATCGGCTTGTTATACGGTGTATACGGAAATGTAATCGGGAATAATTCTCCTAAAATATTTGCGACAAAACTGTTGTGCCAGTATGTACCGCTTGACTCATCTTTGCAAATGAATCTGTCGATGTCGCTGTATTCTATATGCCCATCGTCGTATACATATCTCAATCCACTGCCATGCATCGTCTTTGTAAATCAAAAACAAATTTGCATACGAGTCGACGGCATACACCGTAAAAATACCGCCCGATAAAAGCTCAATCTGAAACATTGTCGTCACCTCCTCCCCTCCGTTCTCCGTAGCTGCAAAAATCGTCAGGTTTCGGTGCGTCCTCTGGGGTAATCCGAACGACATGAAACATCTTGCAGCCATACCACTCTCCACCGTTGTTGTCCGCAAACCACTTGCAATTTTTGCACCGCACCACAGGCACAACGTCAGCTGCGGGAGCATTTTTTAGCAGAAAAATAACTTTTTGAAGCAAGAACTCCGCTTCTCTCGTATACAAAGTCCCGGCGTTCCGCTTGATCGCATCGATTGCGCCGGAACGTAGGATGTATTTATCACTCATTTGTGTCCTCCATCCAGCCGTCCATACGCGCCCCGCAGTGCGGGCAGTAATCCATTCGCGCGTCAAATCCGATGTCGCACGCCGAGCAATACTGGATATCTCCTGCCGCTTCGCTATGGAACGGAATCCACTTCGCGTGAACCACCGGCACAGCGTCTACGACTGGCAGACTGTATAAGTCCTCACGAATCCCCTCGTATCCCCACTCCACTTCGAGGTGATCGATTACTGCATCTAAATCAACTAACCGCACGATCTTCACCTCCATCCATCTTCGCCCCGCAGTTGGGGCAGTGCTTGTAATTCAGAAGGCTCACGTCATCATCCGTCTCGAAACACCATTCTTCACCGCAAATGGAGCACTGGATTGTTGTGAGACTGTTCCAATCATCGTCAGATCGCAGCCATTCCCCATGCACCACCTCCGCAACGTCGGCGGCGGGCATTTCCCGAATTTCGGCATATGCGCGTTCCAACCGTGTTAGTGCCGTCATGCTTCCACCGCGTTCTGCTTTCCGTAACGCAAATAGCGCATCCTCGCGCCGGATATAATCAGCCATCCTTCTTGCCCTCCTCTGCACACGGCTTAAGCCATTCTTTGATTTGCCTCGCGCAGGAGCAGCAAAGCTCAATATCAGGTGATTCCTCATGGAACGCGCTTCGTACGTTTACATACGTCGCAGAGCTTGTGGGGTTTATCTCCGCCCCGCAGCGGTCACATACTCGTTTCGTTGCCATCCTTCTTGTCCTCCTCATCCTTGAGAATCACCATCGCGGAGTAATAATGTTCGTGGTGTCTTCCATCAATCGCGGAGCTGTACTTAATGTCCACCACGCGTTCCGGCGTAAATTTCTCGATAGCACCGTTGACTAACGTCTCAAGTCTGCCGATGAAGTCGCTCTCGACCAGAATTACCTTCATGCCTTGCCCTCCATTTTCAAGTATCCTCGAATCGATTTTTGCAGCTGACATTGTTGCAAAACCTAGCGGTCCCGATTGTGCGCAGTCTTTGCCCACAGTATTGGCAGAAATCTCCAGGTTGCCGTGGTGGCTTATCGTCAGCATGTGAACCACCATACCTCATACGGTTCACCATGCAAACAACGCTCCCGGGTTGTGCAACTGCTATGCAATGCGCTTTTGCGTTGCAGTCATAGCAATTCATATCCGTCCCTCCATTTCCTGCAAAGCCTTCTCGGCTTCTTCGCGGGTGAGGAAAACGGTTTTGCCGATGTCCTCGATATACCTCACTACTTCCGGCAGCGAATTTGGCTGTATCGCCCTGATTACTGTCACTTCACGACTGTCGCAGGGAACCATGCACCCCTCGCAGCAATAGTCATCCTTCCTGACCTGATAGCTCGTGCATTCTGTATATTCTCGGAACAATTTGTAAATTACATCGCTCACTTTGCACGGCAGCACCACCAGCCGCCCGTCCTTGTCGGCTTTCATCAGCTCCACCATTCGTGAGATGGAGTAATCATAGCTGGAAAGCGTTTCCTCGATTTCCCGAGCCTCTGCGCACGCCTGCGGGGATAACCCCGCATCTTCGTAAGCCTTGAGCCTTTCCCATACCTCCTTCATCGTGCAGGTGCCGCTCTGCCGGCACGCCGAGTCTCGGCACTGCGCAATGTCACAGAAGTTCCCTTCAAACGTCAATCGTTCCATATCTCTTCCTCCACATACCGCCAACTCTGCGGCGGGCGGGTGATGGGCCCGGGCGCAAGGCCGTATTTTGTCTGCCGCAGGCCGGTAAACTCCCACAGATCGCGCGGGTGATCGTAAATGCGCAAATCTGAGATGTGCCAGCCGTACATCGGCGACTGCATTGCATATGCAGCCGCATCGTATGCGCTCACGCAGGCTGCTCTGTAAAATTCTTCATTGTGCCCATACGTGCGATCTTCGATGATCTGATCGCACAGAAATTCCCCGATGACTTTGCCGTTTCCGCATCTATCAAATGCGTTGTGGCTATGATCGTCCACATACGAATATCGTGGTCCTGTCCAGAACTGCATTTTTGCATTTTTCGTACAGTAAATGTAGCATTTGAACGTCGTTTCCAGTTTCGGTCGCGTCTTGCGCACCTCGATCGTTTTCTCTCCGCTTATGATCTTCTCGCACCACTCCGGGCGAATGCTGATCAAAACAGCTTTCATGCCTTTTCTCCTCCCTCCGACGCTTCCGCCAGCGGCATCCAGTGGGTGACTACGCTGCCGATGCAGTCCCGCATTGCAACGCCATCATATCTGCGCCACGTATCAGCGCTTGTTCGGTATGCTTCTCCAACAAATACGCCGTCCGTAGCAAGAACGCGCGTTCCAGGCTTTGGGTGCCTTTCATCCACGCTAATCCACCGCGGCACCTTCTCCCGCAGCGTGTCCCTTTCTGCTTCTGCCTTCGCCTGCTCTCTCTGGGCGAGAGCAATCACCATGTCCTTCCACTCAAGTTCTCTTCTGAGACTTTTTATCTCGTCCGATTGCCCATCTGTCACCGCGCGCAGAAATTCAATGGATTTTTCATATGCTATTTTCTGCGGGCGTTTTACTTTGCCAAGGCTTGCGCCTTCTCGCAGCGCCGTGTTCTCGGCGGTCAGGCGCTCGATCATGGTGATAGCTTCATCCGCCAGTCGCTCCGTGCAACGCACATACTTCATTTGTGGGCAAAGCCCGCAACCCTTCTCTATATGCGTCGCGCAGATACGCAGCGCCTGTATAATTTCCTTGTCTGTCATAGCGTGTCCTCCTCCATCCCTTCAAAAACCATCTGCCCAGGCAAAACACCGTCCTCCATCCATGCGTGGAAGACATCTTCTCCTGTTTCCCAGCTCCCGTCTAATCCTCGCTTTTTTCGTTCGGCAAGCATTCTGGAAAACGCTCGGATATACGCAAGCTTGTGCTTTGGATATCGCGCAAATTCCTTTCTTCTCTCGTTTTTTGCTGCAAGCGGGCAACCTATGCAACCGACACGTTTCCAGCCGCAGCCGTACAGCGGATTCATGCAAATTTTTTCTACTGCGGCATAACCCAAAACATCAACGTCTTTCCAATCGATAATCGGGTTCACAACCCTTTTCCCTTTGAGCTGGCACGTCTCCATCATCATTCTGCTCTCGTCGTTGTCGTTCATCAGTGTTAGGCGTTTTGATATATCCCAATGCAAAACTTCCAGCGCACCGCGGTTCTTCCGTTTCACTGATTCTGCCCAGCGTACACCGGTTGCAATAAATCTGCTTCCTGCGCCGCCCTCTTTAAGCTCCGAGCAACAGTACCTCATCCGACGTGTCGGCGGCATCAGCTTACGCGGGATCAAATTCCACATCGTCACGTTCCCGCCGTCCGGCGTCCGGTGCGTATCGATGTCGCATTTTACGCCAGCCAGCTCCAAGCGGCGGAAGGTATCCCGGACGTGCCAGACGGTCTCCGGCGCGTCCGCCGTGGTCAGCGAGTGCAAAACCTCATACTGGATACCGGCTTTGCCCGCCAGATGCAAAAGCACGTCCGAGTCCTTGCCGCCCGAGTAGGTAATCACAAGCGGCTGCTTGTATACCCGCAGGGACATTTCAGCTGCAAACCGTAGCCGCTCCATCGCCGTCTGCTCTAAATCGCTCACGTCACATTTCCCCTCCTATTTTCCGTTTGCCCCTAGCCGCCCTCCGGCAGTTTCTCGCCCCGCCATCGGTCATCTGGCTTATGTCGATGATCTCGGCGCGCCTACCGTAGCTTCTCAGCCGTTCTCTCTTCACGGCGTTCCAAGCCTCGCAGGACGCGCTGCAACCGGCTTTCCGGTTGGGGCAGTCCTTCGCGCACGGTCCGAAATTATTCATTCCTTCCTCTTGACCTGCACCGTCACTTCTGCCTCCCAGCATTCCGGTTCCCGGACGGTGATAATCTTCCACCGCCCGTCCTCCGGGTCCTTGACGCTGACGAGGTAAAACGTCTTGTTCTGCATCTTCTGCGGGTACTTCCGCGCCCTTAAAGGTGTTCTGAGCTTCGGCATGAGTCGAGAGTAAATCGGCAGCGGCTCCGGTATGACAATCCAGACCTCGACTCCCTGCTTCATCATGCTTCCTCCCCCAACATCCGCTGAATCGCCGCTTTCTGTAAGTCGCTCAGATCGCCGTCGTGATGCTGCACGTTGTATCCCGGCTTCTTCCCCGGCTGTGACGGCGCGCCCTTCTCACGTTCTTTCGATTCCCACGTCAAAAACTTCTGTTTCCAGTTCCGTACTGGGTCACCCTTCCCGTCGACCCAGTTCCCAGCAGAATAATAGTCGAAAAATTTCTGTGCCAGATTCGGAGCTCCACGCTCCTTCGCGTATGCGGAAACATCTTCCAACGTAGGTGGTATAAATTTCTTACGTTTCTTCTCAGAAATAGAACTACTCTCTTTTCTATTTCCATTTCCATTTCCTAAAGGTAATACCGTGGTATTACCGCAAGCACTACCATCAGCCATACCAGAGTTATCATTTTCTTTGTTCCAACGCTTGCTGATGTTCTCCCTTTGACGCTGGCAATGCTTGTCCCGTTTTTCGATTTCAAGCTCCATCCGGCGATTAAAGTACTTGCCGTCATCATCCTTCTGAAACTTGCTCATAACCTCGTCTGACGGCTTTTTGACAGCCCGTATGATTTCCTGCATCGTCATATGCCCACGCTCTCTTTGGAGGCACAGGAGCGTGATATACTGCCCACGCTCCCGCATATCCATCAAGGCACAGCCGGATAGGAAATCCGACGTGTAAAACAAGACGGCAGGGTCTTTGTTGTTTGCCATCCCGCCACCGCCTTAGAACGGCGGCTGATCGCCGTCATCTTCGTCCATCATCGTAAACCCGCCGGGGTTTGCCGGGTCCTGCGGTTCGGTGTTTCGCTTGCCTTCGCCGAAGTAAACACGATTCGCCACGACCTCAGCAGACCGGCGATTGTTGCCGTCCTTGTCCTTCCAGCCTCTGATCTGCAATCTACCGTCTACGACCGCCATGCTGCCCTTGAAGAAGTACCCGCTGACAAAATCAGCTGTTCCCTTCCATGCGACGCAGTCGATGAAATCCGTTTCCTTTTCCGCGCCCTCCGACGTGAAGTCGCGATCAACTGCCAGCGTGAAGGACGCGACCGAAGTTCCACTCTGCGTCTTTCTCAACTCCGGGTCTCGAACCATTCTGCCCATAATAACAATGTGGTTCAGCATTTGCCGTCCTCCGTATCCGCCGCGTTCTCTTCCGGAGCGCCCAAAATGACTTTCAAAACATCGTCGAAACGATACAAAGGCGTGTGCTTGTACGCCTCAAAAAGCATATCGTATCTCGCACACTTCTTCGCCAATTCCTCATATTTTTCCGTACTCAGTTTTACATAGGATTCCATAATTACGTTCCTTTCTTATAAATCAGTTTCGTTTCCTCCCAATCTGGATATTTCATCTTGAGTTACCGCCTGATATACTCTCTCAGGCTTTTGCGCTTCGGTGATTGGTCAAATGCCGTATGGCAGCTATCGCATAGCGTCACAACGTTACGCTCGATTCCAAGCCCGCCCTGCGACCGTGGAATGAAATGACACCACGGATTGCCGGGTCTGAAACAGACGATGCAGCGCCCGCCGTCGCGCTCCCAGACGGCTTTCTTGGTCTTCTCAGGTATCTTCGTTGCCTTCGTTTCCTTACGCATCCCATTCCCCCTTGAGCCGTTCCAGTTCCTCCGGTGTCAGATACTCCACGCCGACCTGCTTGCAGTCCTCAATGATAAGATCGAGCAGCACGCCCATTTGCTTCTGGTCGAACGTGGAGCTTCCGTAGTACAAAACAACGTTCGTGCAGCCGGGGAGCTTTGACTTTAACGTATCGCTGCACCAGCCAATGCCGTTGTGCTCCCATCCGCTTTGCAGCTTCTCGACCGCTTCCGTCGGCACGCAGACCACCTGACTGTTCTCCGGGATGTCCGGGATGTAGTGCCGGTACAAGTCGCGCACGCCCATGTTCAGTTTGTCTGCCAGTTTGTTCATCAAAACCCACGCATAAGCGTTGGCGTCCAGACTCCGCTTCTTGCGAAATTCCTTGATCGTGACTATGTGCTTCTTTTGTGGGTCAAGTTCCCCGGCAACCATCCGGGCTTGTCCGGGCAGCTCCGGTCGGAGTTTCAGCCAGCTCCCCGAAGCGTCCATGCTCCACGAAGCTTCAACGATGTTCAGTTCTATCATGCCTTACTCGCGCAGTTCCAGCAAAGGCATCTGCCAAAGCGCTTTCTCGTTTTCTCGGCTACCTGTAAAGCGGTAAACTGTGTGCCACCTTCTACGATCTGCGTGATCTCGCCTTTACAGTCCGCGCAGACAAGGCGCGGGGTGCTCGGTGTCTCAGCTTTCCCACCGTGTCCGAAGGTGTAGACCGGCTTCCCCTTCGATGCAAGAGTCAGCGTTTTGATTCGCTCCTGCTCGTCGTAGGTGATCTCCGTCACGTCAAATTGGTCAGAGCACTGCCAGCGGCCTGTCTTGTCGTTCTTCTTGAGCCTCTGGCACTTCGCCGCGTCAATCCAGATAAACGGCGCAGAGTAAAGTTCTCTGCCAATGCCGTGCTTGAAACCGGCGCGTTTGAATGCGTCTGATGCTCTGCCCTTCTCAGCCTCTGTGTTGCTCTCTGTGCCTGCGTCCCACTTCCAGATCAGTTTCCCGTCCTTTCCGTAGTCCACGCCGATACCGCCGTACAGAACGCCATCGACCAGCTTAAAATCATTCTCCCAGTTCTGCGCGCCTACTGTCTCGTCCAGCAGGTCCGCGTCGGTCCGTGCTGTTTTGTACAGCAGAATCGACGCGCCCTTTTCGTTGCACTGTGCCACGCGGCACTCGATCTCATCCGGTCGCAGCAGCCTGAATTGCTTCATTTTCATCCATCCTTTCAAACGGGCATTCCCGCCCAACATATCTGCCAGCCCACAAAATCGGTTCGTCTGTCAATGCGCATCTTCTGGCGCTCTGGCGGTAAAACCGGCAGGCATCACAGCAGATGTACGCATTGCCTTTCAAGTCCACGGGGAACGACATACGAACCGTTGCTTCGACTTGGATATATCCGCTTACACCGGTTTCAAAGTTCGCCATGTTCCCTCCTTCTCAGCCGGGGCAGAACGTCTTCTTCTGATACCCCAGCTGCTCTAATATCCACTTTGTTCCCATCGTCTCTACCAGATCGCAAATGACATGATTGCCCGGGTCAAAGTTCTCAGAATCGCACACGAAGATATCTCCATCGTTTCCGGCGAAGTATTCTTCGCCTTCGTAAATCTCAGCGCCGAACCGGTCAAACATACATTGCGCTTGCTGTTTATCCTTCATATCCTTGTCTCCACCTGTCTGCTTCATATCTGCCTCCAAAGCCGCGTGAAGTACGTGCTGAAAACAATCTCGCGATAGAATATCTTCGGCGGCGCCGGTAACGGCTCTGCGTGCGTCGCAGCAAGCACCTTCGCCGCTTCTGCCTCAAATTCCACAGAGAACCATCTCTGCCAGTCAAGGCAACGGCACTTGCCTGTGTCGTGGGTGCATTTCTTGCACGGGTAAATCATAACAGCACCGCGCCGCCGAAGAAGATCACCGCCGCGCCGCCGAGCGTGAACGCCGCCTCGAACAGCCCGAAGCCCAGCAGGACCGCCGTGCCGCCCAGAAGAACGCAGCCAATCGAGAAGCAAAATGCCTCCGAAGCCTTCAAAAGCTCCGACTTCCTTTTCCGCTGCCGGATAATCTTGTCCCATCGCTCGCCGAGTTCGCGCTCTCTTGCGCGCCGGTGATTCGCCTCAAGGATATATTCAACGTCCGTCATTTTTCTACGCCTCCACTCCTGATACATGATACCGTCCGTATCCGCTTGACCGTCCGGAACCAATGCCAAGTCCGAAACCAGCCATATTAATAATGTTTACGATCTGGTCAAGCGTGTACACGTTCTCGGTATAGGTGATGTGAACTTGAGATGTCCAGCCGGAAAACCGATTGATATAGACCAGCACCGGCGCACCGCGCTTCGGAGACATCAAAGTCTTGTCCACGAAGTGCTCAGCAAATTTGATGGGTTCCAATCGAGCTGTGACGTTCATCGCGTTATCAAACTTTGTCGCGTAGGTGTCGACCTCATTCCGAACAACCGCCTGGCAAAAGGACTTTTTCAAGCCGAACCCGGTAATGCACGGCGCGTTGGTCTCTAACATTTCGTGAAGCGTTGCTTCCGTCATGTCGTTGTAAGTGTCCTCAACGGGGTATCCATCGCGCCAGTGAATCGCCGTGATGATATCCTCCCAGATATTCGGAACCTGCTTTGTGGTCTTCTTGCCGTCTCTGGCGGCGGTCAGTTCACGGACAGTTCTGGCGTTCATCTTGTTCAAAACAAGATCGCCGTCACCGACAATATGAATGGTAGCCTGCTCGATTTTTACGGGCTGTAACTCAATGATTCTCTCCTTCTTCATGCGTTTCCTCCTTAAATTCGGTTCGTGCGCTTGCTGTGGCTTATGTTATACTGTGGTGAGCCGTTCTGTAGTATGATGTGCTGAGCTTTTCTTGTTTTTTAGCATGGCGTTCTATTTTAGTTGTGACTTTCATAAGCCACAGCAAGCGCACGATGTTGTTTTGTTCTGTGGTGTACACTAGCGTGTTATGGCGTTTATTCCTGATGTTCGGTATTTTGTCTGCGGTAAGCAGAAACAGAAGCGTGTAGTGTAGTGTTTTTTAGAGTATTGTGTTATGCCATTTTGTCCTGTTCTCATATTTCGCGTTCTGCACTCCAGAAGCTACGCGCCCCTGTTTCCGCTTACCGCTTCGCGGTTATCCCGCAAGTTGATCAATGGCGTCAAATACGCTGTCAAGCTCAGATAACGTCTTGTACTTCGTCTTGAAACTGTTCAGCTCCGCAAGGGCGCGAGACAAGAGCTTCTGATATTCGTCTTTGTTCTGCAAAATCAGCGAGGTTGGCTTGTATCCGCTTTCGCTGTCTGTCTTAAAAAACAGCCGAACCGCTGGTGCTGCTGCACAGTTTTCTTCCCTGTAAACAAGGTTGCAGACAATAAGCCTTGCCTGCTGCAAGCGCCACTTCTCAGCAGCTTCGGCATCATTCCAATCAAAGCACTTATGCAGTTCGCTTTGACTATCTCTTGCCTTTTCGAGAATTTGCGCCGGTGTTGCAGAATCGCCAATGCTGAAAATCTCATCCGCGACCTTCTGCGCGTCGGCTCCATATCGGCTTCCGGGCTTCCATGCTGCAAAAACCATATTTCATCCTCCTTACTCCTTAGCCGCCTTTAAATGCCGCTCAATCCAAGCATTAAGGTCCTTCGGGAAAACCCAGTAGACAGGTGCTTTCTCGGTTTTTACCGCCTTACCAAACGGGAAAACGCCCTGTTGCAGCCCCAGCCTAAGGACCTCAACACCGATCTGCATGCCGTTTTCTCGCAGAATCTCTACCGCTTCTTGCGGAGAAATCGTTGCTCGATTTAACATCCTTTCCCTCCTTTTCCGTCTGAGCCTCTTTTACAAGGCTCAGGTCTTTGTTTCCTTCTTGCGCTGGATGACCGCCGAGACGGCTGATTCCAAACGTTTTCTTGCTTCCGGCGGCTTCCGTCTGCCGTTCAGAATCATCGAAACATATGTCTTTGTGCAGCCAAGCTCAGCTGCCACTTCGTCGTATGTGACCTTGCTGTTGTGCATCTTCCCGATCAGGTCGCCTGTCCATTTTTCCGGCAATATCGTCTCCTCCTTGTCTGTTTAATTTGTTGACTGCAACGCCCCAGACGTGCTATACTGCCATTAGCCCTTTTAGGTAAATTCGGGAGGTGGTTTACATGACCAAACTTTTGAACTTGCCAGTTCCAGACCAAAGAAACGGCGTAATGCGTTAGGGCAAGGGGCAGCGCCAGAACTGCCAAAGTGAGCGGCGCGTCATAGAAGCGTAAGTTCGTTTTGCGTTCGCCAGTATCAGGCAGGCATACAAGCGAAACCGACCGCGTAAAAAGGGTGTATGCCATCGGCAGGCAAGTAAGCCATTCCCAAGTGTGCTGCCGGGGTCTAGCGATGCAGCGCGTTCTGGTAAACAACTCTGGGGAAAACCGCTCGTGAACGAACCACGGGCGGCTTTTCTTTACGCCGCAGCCAACTTTTTTGGTTTTGCAGGTTGCAAAAGTTAACAATGTGTGCTATTATGAAAGTGCGAAAGACATAACAGACTTTTTGACACGAGCTATTTTGCTGGGGTCAGGTTTTTTGTTAACTTTTTCAACCGTAAACACAGTATACAGCTAGAAAAGTTAGAAGTCAATAGGATGTGTTAACTTTTTAAGCTTTCTGCGTTTTGCACAAAATGGTAGACTGAAAATGAGTGCTTTTTACGAAAACTATGTCAAACTTTGCGCGTTACACAACTTGAGTGAATCCGGTGCCGCGAAAAAAATAGGGCTTTCTAATGCTGCCGCGAATGGGTGGAAAAAAGGTAAGATGCCATCTGCAACGACGCAGGTCAAACTTACTGACCTGTTCGGTGTTTCCGTCAAGGAGCTGATGGGCGAAACCGATGACCCGTCTGCGGGCATAAAAAAAGAGCGCCCCGCCGATGGCGAAGCGCGTGTCTGTGATTTGCCGGAATCAATTCAGAAGATCATAAATATTTGCCTAGATCGTCCTGAACTTGCGTCTGCGTTATTAACTCTTGCGCAGCAGATAGAAAAAGGTTGAGTTTCTCTGGTGTAAGTCTCATAAGTGTTTCTGTCAATTCTTTAATCGTTGCGATTTCCTTTTCATCCATTATAATCTCCTGTCTCCACTTCCGCCGTCCTTTTCTTAACATCCAAATTTTATCGTTTCTTTTTGTGTAGATTTGTTCTTGAGGCTGTCAAACTCTGTTGGTAAAATCGTAGTATCAAATCAAATTTTGACTATGAGGGATTTTTACAATGAAAAGAATGCTTGCGCTTTTTCTAGCTGTGCTTCTTCTGACTGGATGCACGGCAAAAACCGCGAAGAGAGAACCAGATAAAGAGAGGGAACCAGAAACAATCGCCGTTCCTGACGCAAAGGTTGGCTCTTCTCCAGAAGTGCCGGAGCCCGCAGAACCGATTCTTCAGGAACAGCCCGAGGTTCCCATCTCAGATAAAACCGCGCAAACGTCTTTCGGTGATTCCACTGCATCCGATATCGACCCCGCCGCGCCAGCTGCTCCGATCGAAGCATCCGAACCAACCGAACAGCCTGTTTCGGAAGCTATTGCTTCCCAGGACGCTGAACCAGTTCCAGAAACAACGTCACCGAAATCATCCGGCGTATACGTTGGAAGTATTGACTCGGATAAATACCATAATCCTAGTTGCCGCTTTGCAAAAGAAATCCTCCCAGAGAATGAAATCTGGTTTGATAGTGCAGAAGATGCACAGAACTCTGGGTATTCACCTTGCGGAGGCTGCCACCCTAAATAATATTATAGCGCAATGTTTACACCCAAAAATAGAAAAGAGGAAAATAAGATGGACACTGTAGAAAGACCCGTTCCAACCGAAAATCAAAAGTTTTGCAAATTTTGTGGTGCGATCATCGACAAGGACTGCGTGATTTGCCCGAAATGTGGAAAGCAAGTTGAAGAATTAAAGTCCGCGCAGCCGAACGTCGTAATCAATAACACGAACACAAATGCGAACGTGAATACTATCCGCGGGTATGGTCGTCCGAAGAACAAATGGGTTTCATTCTTCCTTTGCCTTTTCTTCGGTATGATCGGTGCGCATAAATTCTATGAGGGCAAAGTTGGAACAGGAATCCTGTATCTCTTTACACTTGGGTTGTGCGGGATTGGATGGGTCATTGATACTATCGCAATCTTGCTGAAGCCGAATCCTTATTACGTCTAACTCATAAACTTAGAGTTCTGCCACTGCTCCCGTGTCTCGCCTACATCTGAGACGCAAGCAAAGAGCATGGGCGCGCCCTTGATGTAGTCCAGGCTCAGACTGTGGACGTCTTTGAAAAGCGCCCCGTCTACGATGATGTTTACTTTCCCGTTTTCAAAGCGAATATTGATGCTCTGCATTTGCTGTACCTCCATATTTTAGAACGTTCGTTCAATAATTTCAATTTGGAATTTTCCACAAAGAACACCTTGCATTTTCTTCGTCCGGTAACCCTCGTAAGCGGCAATTATGGGACAGACTATTTTGTATAATGGAATGTTTAAGATCGCCCCACCGTCGCTCCCCCGGCGGTGGGGCTTTCTCACGCGCCTGCAACCAGCATAGCAAAACTGGCAGAAATGTCCACCCTCAAATTGGTAAAACCATACTCATAGCAGAAGAATCAGCGAAATATATGTGAAAATGGAGGTATATCATGTCGGCGATTCAGGAACTCGCCCCATATCTTTCTGCATATCAGAGGAACATAAAGCGGGCGAAGGAAGATCAGCATTACACCATTGATAGGCTTGTTGAAGAATCCGGCGTTTCCAGATCGGCTGTGACGAAGCTCTGCGCAGGAACACAGCAAGACCCGAAACTGTACAATTCTGCCGCGCTATGCCGCGTTCTCGGGCTGTCGCTGGATGAGCTGTGTGGGCTTGTCAAACCCGCAGAAAGCCCGGAAGAACTGACCGAGCAGATTCATCATGTCGAGATCGAAAACGCCAAGCTGGCGGCAACAACAGCCGCGCAGAGCGCACAGATAAGGTCTACACATACAATGTGTTACGTTCTCGCCCTGTTTTGTATGCTGCTCTCCTTTTCTCTGATTGCCTGCCTTGTGACGGATGCGCAGATTCGGAACACAGGTCTCATTCGCGGCGGGGATTTGTCCGTAGCTGCATGGGTTTGCATTGCCCTGATCGTAGGTTCAGCGCTGGCTTCGGCAATTACTTTCTATGCAATCCGAAAAGAACGTGGAGGGAAACATGGAGTGCATCAAGTGTAAAAAAGAAATCCCAGACGGCGCGCCCTACTGTTGCTGGTGCGGGAAAAAGCAGGAAGCACCGCCGCGAAAGGCTTTGAAGCGTGCAAACGGAACGGGTACCGTTTACAAACTGCAAGGGCGGCGTACGCGTCCGTGGGTCGCCGCAAAGGGGAAAACCATAATCGGATACTACGATAAAAAAACGTCCGCCCTTGAGGCACTGGCGCGTCTACAGGGGCGGAGTATCGACGAAATATACAATTGGACGTTCAAGCAGGTTTATGAAGCGTGGAAAGACGAGCACTTCCGTGACATCGGTGCGAAGGGAATAGAGTCCTACGAACGCGCGTATGATGTATTCGAGCCATTGCACAACCAGAAGTTTCGCGAACTGCGTACCGCTGATTACCAGATCGTCATTGACAAGTACAGCGATAAGTCCCACTCGCTACTGTCGAAGTTCAAGCAACTTGCAACGCAGATGTCACAATGGGGAATACGGCAGGAACTAATAACGACAAACTTCGCTTCGTTCATTAAACTGCCCGAGAACGTGAAGAAAGAAAAAGAGATCTTCTCCAAAGAGGATATACAGAAGCTCGAAGCGGACGGTTCCCAGGCAGCCAAACTTACCCTGATGATGGTCTATACCGGTATGCGAATCGGTGAGCTGTTCGGGCTTAGAACCGAAAATGTCCATGAAACCTACGTGATCGGCGGGGAAAAGACAGAAGCAGGCAGGAACAGAATAATCCCAATCCGCTCCGAAGGACGTAAATATTTCGCAGAATTCAAAGAGCGTGCAAAAGGCGAACTTCTGATCTCTGGGTATGCCGGGCAAAAAGTCATTGCAAATTTTCGCAAGCGTGACTACTACCCGCTTTTGGAGCGGCTCGGAATCTCCAAGAAAACACCACACGCAGCAAGGCACACATTCGCAAGCTGGGCTGTAGCAAACAATATCAAGCCGGAACTCCTGCAAAAAATGCTCGGGCATGCAGACTATTCCACGACCGCAAACATCTATGAGCACTTTGACATTGACCAACTTGTGAATGCGATAGATGCGCCTGTTACTAATACGTTACTAACAAATCAAAAATCAGTGAAAAAGAAAAAGCTCTGAAACCTTTGAGATTTCAGAGCTTTTTTGGTGGAGACTAATGGACTCGAACCATCGACCTCCTGCGTGTGAAGTAGACCTTCTGAAATTTCCTAAACTTTTTAAGCATGTTTTCAGACGTTTTGAGACGTTTTCAAATTGGGTATTAAATCTCAGACGTTTTCAGATTTTTTCAGATTTTTTCGGTTACTAACAAATAGCTAACACGGTTACTAACACTAGACACGTTTTATCTTCTGCATAACAGAGTTATAAACCTTGCTGTTTACCATCGCCAGTGTATCCATGAGTTCATCAACGACCGCCCATGCCTTCGCTGGGTCTTTCCCGGCAACCGCAAGCAAAAACTCACTGTCTCCGTACTCTCCCACGGTAGCCGGTTCTGCGGTCACAGGGGCGGGAGCGCCAGAGTAGTAACCCACAAACTTATCTCTGGCATTCTCCGCTTCCTGCATCTTGTCGCGTATCACATATAGGTTCGCCAGTTTGGCATAATTGGGATAGCTGGATTCTTCGTATTCCAGCCGTGCTATTTCCTTTCGGATTTCGGCTTCATCCAGCATGTCTTTCCCTCCTTATGCTCTGTCAATCTGCTCCATGCAGCGGCGGATAGCCTCGCGCGTTTTATCATCGTCCGCGTCGCGCATCATGTCTTCCAGCGTCGAGCGCATATGCTCCCGCGCGTCGGTGCGGCTATACCGACCCATAGAGTCCCGACGCCTGCCCCGGTAAGAGCTGCCCCGACCATACGTGCCGCGCATATCGGCTTCCCACTCGCCGTCGCGGGAATAGCCTCCGTCCTCAAGCATTTCGATTTTATAAGTGTTCTTGATGGAGCTTGTCAGCTTCTGAATTGCGTCCAGATCACCAGCAGACATTTCGCGCTTGTCGGCGATCTCGTCCAGCTCCTTGCAGAGCATTTCCCGAAGGTTTCTCAAATCGTACATATTCCTTCCTCCCTTCATGCTACTCTCTCGACGGTCAGATTGCTGTTCGCGAAATTGACCGCCTGCGTACTTGTATTACGCATACCTACCGTCACACAGCAGCCCTTCGGTACGCAGACCTGTGCAGAGACGTAGATATTAAAATAATTCTCGACTGCTGCCGGAGTGACCGTAGCCGTAGCGCTTGCCAGTGCTTCGCCGTTGATGGAAAGCGCTGCGGTAATCGCTTCGACCGTACCGCCGGTCGGAATGGCAATATTGCCGCCATAAGATACCTTGAAAACCGCCTTGCACTGATTGGTCAGCCCGCGAAGTGTGACCTGCCCGCTGCCCTCGCGATGCGCAATGCACGGCTTGCTGTTGACCGCTGTTTCGGTCAGAGGCACATTCTGACCGGATGCGACGGAGACGATATTGGAATTCGTAAATTCAGCCAATTCCATACACCTCACTTTCATTTGCACTCTTTCCTGCGCAGACAGGCATAAGCGATGCCATCATTGAGGTGATAGATTCAGCATAATTCGGCTTTTCCATTTCGTCGACGGTTTTTAAGATCAAACCATACGTCGACAAATCCATCACACTCATTTTGTTCAAATCCATATCCATCAGGTAGTCAATGTACTTTTCTTTCACGTCCTTGAATGTTGCCATAAAATCATTCCTTTCTAAAAGCGTCGAATTCGACACGGTTAAAAATAGCGGCGGAGCTACTGCCCCGCCGCGTTGCTGTCGAGTATCGGCGGTAGACCGAACATTTTGTTGATGCCAACAAAACATCACAAAAAGCTCTACGATGTGGAGTTGTTACGCGCAGTTGCCGCAGCCGTAGTTATAGCCGCTATTGCAGCCTGCAAACTGGTACGGAGCCGGTACCGCGAACGACGGGACCGGACGCGGGTTATAATACGCCAACTGCCCGCTCACATAGGACTTGAGCGTGTCGTTCTGCGCCGCCTGAGAAGCCGCCAGCTGCGCCGCAAAGAGCTGCTGGTTCTGCTCGGCAATCTTCGCGTCCTTTGCAGCCAGTTCCTGCGCCGTCAATCTCTGGTCAATGCTGCGGAAGCCGCAGTTCATCGCATCGATGATGTCGCGAGTGCTGTTCTGCACGGTGTTGCGGGTGTCGCATGCCTGCGTCGCCATGTCGTAGCGCACCTGGGCGATTGCAGCGCGGTTTTCACAGCAACACTCCTGTGCCTGCATCGCCATGTTGTTCAGCTGCTGCATAAGCGCAGCCTGCTGATTGCAGCGGGAAAGTTCAGCGTTCGAGAAGCCGGAAGTCACAGCCTGCGTTACACCGGCAAAGCCGTTAAGCATCCCCGTGTTCATCGCATAGAAGCCGTCGCAGACACCATTGTTCACGCTGTCAATCTTTCTTTCGATGTTCGAGAAGTCAGAGGCCAGAACATAGCCGTCAACAACGCTGCCGTTCCCTCCACGATTGCCAAAGCCGTTTCCGTCACCCCAGCCGCAGAAGATCGCGAGGAACAGGATAATAAACCACCAGCCATTACCGCCGCCCCATCCGTTGCCGCCGTCCGAGTTTGCCGGAACTACAGGCATGTTCATAGGAATACCGTCACCATTCAAACTCATAGTTTTCTCCTTTCGTAGATTTTGAAATTTATCTCAATCGTGCGCACGAATTGAAATCTTAATTATCCAAGAAGCTGTTGAAACTGGCTTGCCGCCTGTTGTAGCTGGTTCAACTGCTGCTGCGAGATTTTCCCAGACTGTACCAGCTTTTCAACCTCCGCCCTCGGGTCTCCCTGAAAGCTCTGCTTGAACTGCTGAAACTGCCGCACCATATTTTGAAACTGCCCCATAGCCCCGGGCATTTGCCCGCCGCCGAGTGCATTAAACAGTGGATTCATTTTCTGCCTCCTTCACCTTTCTAACGGGCTTGACGCTCAGAGCCGCCACCTTCGCTGCCAGTTCGTCGAAATCCTTGCGGGTCACGTATTCCACCGTAGGCACTGTTTGCGGCGCCGTGGGGCTCACGGGGGCTGTAGATCGCTCTACAAGGTCATACGTTGTCATTGCTGGTTTACCGCTTGCATCGGCTTTCTTCACATACACGACCGGCGCGTTCATATCCCAAAGCGTGACGGCGTTATTCGGCGCGACGATAAATTCGTTTGCCGCCTTTTCGTTCGGAACCCAGATGATAGACTGTCCCCCGCTCGGTTGCTGTGGCTGAGGTTGCGGAGTCGGATACTGCATCGACGGCGCAGGCTGATACTGTGGACGCATCATTGGTTCCTGCATCATGGGTGGTTGATTGTAAATCGGCTGCTGATACACATAAGGCTGTTGTCCGAACATCATTTATCCTCCTTTTCCCAGTAGAACAGCGGAATCTCGTTTTCGGAGTTCCATGTATCAAAAATTGTCCCGTTTTCCACGCACACAACGTGGCTTGATAGCGCCAGCACGTACACGCCGCGCGGGTGGTCTGCGCAGAAATCCTCAACGGTATAACAGTCCGGGCAGGTGTTCGGCACAACGTTCCGGGTAAATCCCTGCTGCCGGAGGTACGCGCCCCAGACACTGTTCGCCGACGGCATGTCGCCCATTTTCAGCCCCTGTAGGCAAAGTCCGACGTATGTTTCATCCCAGCTCTTGCCCGTCGCCTTTGAGATCGCCCGAACAGTACAGTCTCCGACTTGTTTCCCTTCCGGGTTTGGATTGAAATAAGAAAAGCCCATACCGAACACTCCTTTGATGTGTCCAGTATGGGCTTTTTCGTATTTTCGTGTGCCTCAGTTGTGCATCACTTAGCTATACAGTTTGCTCGACGTTTCTCTCATGCGCTGCATAATCCCAGGGAGGCGTCTTTGCACCGTCGCCCTGCCAAGATACAGTTCCGTCGCAACGTCCACTTGTGGAAGCTTATCCACAAAGTAGAGCTGCGCAATCTTTTCGTCTTCCCGACCAAGATTCGCCTGATGAATGACCGCTTCCATGTCCCGGCGCATCAGTCCGCCAAGCTCCGGCGGTAATTTGCATCTGGATTGTGGAGCCATAGCCCCGCCCCCTTACTTCATCGCCTTTGCAAGCTTTTTGAGAAGATCGTCGCCGTACTTATAGGCGGCGAGATAATCAATCGTGCCGTCGGTCAATCCTGCTTTCTGCCGGATGGTCTTCTTTGCCTCCTCAACGGCTTCATCGATCTTCACGGTATCGTATTCCACCCACGGAAGCTTGCCATGCTTCTGCCAATTGCGGGCGTGGTATCCGGCTTTCGTGCCGATGTTCTGGACGGCGGTGATCTGTGCGCCGTTGTCCCAGATGGGCGTACACTCTACCGCCAGACCGTCCCCGATGTACATGCCCCAGTGGCCGGGCATCCAGAGACCTTCGCCGGGAATCAGCTTGTCCCAGCCGATGCCGGACACGGCGTAGCACTTTGCGATCATGCCGTCGGCGGAAACGTCCGGCACGCTGTTCGAGGCGTATCTTGCGCCGCCGTAGTAGGCGTTTTTGTTGCCGTTCCAGCCCCAGAGGATGCCCTTTGTCAGGTTTACGCAGTCAAAGCCATAGACAACTTTTCCGATGAGGCTGCGCAGATATGTGACTCTGCCGCCGGTGTACCAGTCCGGGTACTGGGCGGATTTCTCGTCAATGATCGTTTCGCTCACGGGGGAGCCGAAGCATCCCCACATGTAGACGGTCTTGTAATTCTTCGCAACATCAATGTGCCTGCGCACAAGTTCGGATGCTTTCATCATTTCTGTTCGCCCTCCTGCGCATTTTTGCTACCGTCGAGTGCGTCCTGAAGCTTCTGAGACTGACTGCCGAAATAAAACGCGATAATGACAGCGTAGATCGTCATAAAGTCCTGCGAGATCTTACCGGCTACAGACATGTACGCAAACACGCCCGTCAGGACCAGTGTGACCAGGCTCTTGACGCTGAGCAGATTTCCCAGCCGCTTTTTGATGTTTTCCATATGTACCCCTTTCATTCTACCGGTTCATTCTTTTTTGCGAATACTCTCTTGAAAGCCAGCAAGCCCAGCTCTGAGACTGCCGCGCCTCCGGCGTAGCCGAGTACGTCAGACAGGTCGACCGACGTACCCAGCTCCGGGTTGTGTCCAACTGCGATAAGGACAGCAATGGTTTTCAGCGCGCACGCCCAGATCAGCACCATTGTCAGAAGCTGAAGAAGGTAAATGACGATGGTGCGCGCCATCTCGCCTTTGCTCCACTTGCCTTTTACCCGCATATCTGCCTCCAAATTTATTGCGCACTGCTATGTCCGCACTGCGCCTCCAGCTGGTGCAGGAATTTTTTCACGTCGCCGTT